CGTCTCTCTCTGTACGTAAAGTAGCCATGTTCATTATTTTAACATCAGCGACCTGACCATCTATAGTTTCGAGTAATTGAAACGGACCATATCTGTATATAAATATTGGTTTATATTCACTTTGAGTTACTTTTCCCGTATAGTTACATTCTACACACCCTTTACCGGAACACTCATCGTGTTTTCCTTTTTTATGTGACCATGGCATCCGAAATCCACTTCCCTTAGCTTTTCTTTTTAAACTTCCGTAAACGGCTTCATCGATTATATCATTCCAATTTCTTGAACCGTAATACTCATTCATTATCCGTACTAGAATTTCTCGTATTGCTAAAGCTGATGACTGATTTACTATGAAATCTGGCCAATTTATATGAATACCTGTCTTAACTAGATGACCTACTTTTTTTGGTTGAGCTACGGAAATGAGTGCTTCTTTACCCCCCAATTTTTTAACTCTTTCGCATAATATTTTACAATAGTTTTCGAGTTCTGAAAATTCAATTTCATCTTCATCCTTGTAGTCAATATCCACGAAAAAGTTATAATTTTCAGTTTTCTGTTCGACTACAAATATTTTTTCCCCCGAATTATAGGAATCTGTGTATTTAATATAGAAATCATTCAATCTATCAAATGGCACTGAGAGGACACCTCCATCCATGAGCACATGTGATACATTGGTATTGTTCCAGAAACCCTGTTCTTTACACCATGTTTTAAACATGGTTTACTTACCAAGTAGTAGTTTTATTTTTTTATATTGATTTAATTAATCACTATCGTAGTGATGTCTCCAAATTGATTTTCTATACGATATTTCCGGATATTCTTCCTGTTCTGATAAATTCTTTTTTAAAACAAGAAGTTCATAAACTTTATCTTCTTTGTGTAATTCTGCGTACCTATCTGCCTTTTCCTGTGTATAACCATGTCTTTCAACGAGAAGATGCGAAATTTGTGAGAGTATGTAAGCTTTGGACTTCATTATTTAATAGAGAAGGTTTTTCTATTGAGTGAAGTTATGCATGCATAAAACTCTGGATTATTGAGAACGTTTTTAACTATTCTATCCCATTGTTTTTTTGTATTGAATTCTGTTAATGTTTCAAAATTCATAAAATCATTTTCATCGTAAGTTCGTTTATATGGTTGTTTTTGTATTTTTTTAAGATTTGTTTTTTGCTTCTCATCGTTGAATTTTCGGACAAGTTCGGTTTGTTGTTGTGGTGTATAATCTACGAAAAATATAAAGACGTTGTATTCTAAATCAACGCCTGGACTTTCTTTAACTACGAATTTGAAATCTGAATACTGACCTTTTTTGAGAGAAATGACTCCTCTTGTTTCCTCTTCTAGTTCTCTCAAAGCACATCGTATTGGATTTACTATTTCTCTTCGCCTACACCCTCCGGTAACGAAAATCCAATCTTTGAATCGTCGGTCTCGGACAGTGAGAAACTTTGGTTTATCACCCGTAAACGTTACAGGTACAGCTATAGCCTTGTATTTCTTCATTGCTCATTAGCAAGTTATAATTATAGGAGATGATTATTCTGACGAATCTTCCTCGGAATCTTGATTTTCAAGGTTCTTTTTTTCGACTTGGGTTTGTAAAGCTTTACCTTTTTCTGACTCTGGTTCTGTAAAAGCAGATGGTTTGGGCCTGGATAAAAACGAAACAAGCTTTCCATTAAATCCTTTTACATCTTCCATTTCTTCATTTGTTTTCTTGAGTTCCTTGTACATATACGCGGTGGCTACAATACATACGATTACAGCTATTATTGTGACGATTTCTCGATCAAAGGTAAACATTATATAATATTAAAATGTAGAGTGAATTTTTTAAGTATGTATAATCGCACCCATCTGAACACCGTTTTCTTTTGGGCAATCATACCCCATTTGAGCAAATTGAATCTCCTGGTAATGTCCCTCCTTACACTCAGAATTCTGAGTGGGTTCTTGTTTTTTAGAGTCGACGAGATGATTCAAAGTTCCGGACTTGGGATCGTAAGTAATTATAAATATAAAAGCTGCGATAAAAACTAGTTGCCAGAACATTTATATTAAGTGGCTATAAAAATTGAATTAGTTCGAGTACATCAAACCACCCATACCATTTTCGATACGGAGGATGTTGTAGTTCACGGCGTAGATAGTATTATCGAACGTCGAGTTATCGGAAACGAGTCTCGCGGAATCGAGTCTACTGAAGTTGAGCGAACCCGTTGGTTGGAGTTTAGCAGTGTCGAGGCAGAATGGAACCAATAAGATGTTCTCAACAACATCCGCAGCCTGTGTATGGTAATACACTGGTACTGAGGTGTGGTGAGGGATAACTGGTTTCGCGTCCGAAACATCCGTACCATTAATTTGGAGCTTGACTTTATCGGATGCAGATTGACCGTTCACGGCGACCAAATATTTCATTGGGTGATTGAAGCTGAGTTCTTGGATTTTATTGAGCGATGCAATTGCCTTTTGTGTTTGTGTGATAAGCATGTTTTGTGGCGCGTTGGAAAGTGCCGTGCGTTCATCTGTATCGAGGTGAAGAAATTGAGCATACACTTCGAGGTCTCCGACAATAGAGGCATTATCGGCCCACGTAATTCTCAATTCAACATCGTGATATTGAAGTGCGACCAATGGGATAGCAGATTGAACATTTTCACAAAACGAAAACCTGAGTGGGTAGAATTTTTCCGCTGTATATTTAGCTTTAGAGTACGTTTGGTTCATAACTGTTGGTGCAAGAGAGGTGGAGAATGTGTAATCTTGTTCGTCGATGACTTGACCACCGATCAAAAGTTCAACCTTGGCGACATTTTCATTCCAATTTGTGACATTACCCGCTCTATTGGCGATATAGACGTAACCGAGCATATCACCTTTTCTTTCGAATCGGATAGTTGACATACCAGCTCGAGCTGGGTTGCCCTGGATAGTTTGTCTTTCGACAGTTTGGGCGAAGTTTGTGTGACGTTTGTAGTTGGACCTGAAAAAAGAAACTTCAGGTTGACCTACGAGATGCGCATCTTGGGCACCGATTGCAACGAGTTGGGCAATACCTCCAGACATATTTTATATTATACTAAGGTTTTTTATTTTTAAGCCCATATATAATATAAAAGTGTGTTCTGATTTATTTAATTTACTAATTTTGTGTAAAAGATATTGAATTCATATATACATTACCTGCAACATTTGACAATGTCATGAGTCCGTGTTCACTTTGTTTAATAGTGAGGTCGCTCGTCTGAACGTACCAGTTTACATTTGTAAGATTTTTTGATATTTTTCTATCTGCACCTGATGCAAATATAGGTACGACTATCTGAGCACCGTCTATAAGATCTGAATAGACGAGACTATTTAAATCGCCTGCAAGTTGAACAAGTGGTGCTGTACCGTAACTTTTATTTTTAGCATCTATAGTTATTGTATCTGTCGATGACATTGCTGCAGTTATACCTGGATTTGTAAGTTGAATATTTTGTGATATTAAATTACCTGTAACATTTACATTTGAACCAATTTTAATACTATTTGTTGTAACAAACGCATTATCTGAGTTATAACTTGAATGTGGACCCGTAAACTGAATAACGTTTGAAGTTACATTTGAATCAACCGCAGAACTCGCAGTATCATCTAAACCAAATGGTGAAGCAGCAATATTTAACCCTCCTATAGTAATGTTATCCGCTACTACGTTCCCTGAAACCGTGAGTACATTAGACCCGTACGTGTTTATTGTAAGATTTGCAGATGCCGCTGATGGACCAATTGCTACATTTGCACCTTCTTCGATTATGTTATCTAAGGTAGACCCACCTTGCCCCCCTGAATCGTAGATTTCACCCGTTGTCGTGTTGAACGATAAAACATTATTCGAAGGGGCTGCATAAGCCGGGTCAAGTTTTACCGCATTCGTTACTTTCAAAGATGCTACTGCACCCGCCGACGATTTAAGTAAAACATCACCGGCATAATCAATTTGTTTTGTAGCTGCAATGTCAATATCACCCGCGGACGTTAAACCTGTGGTCGCGTTATTAAACGCGATCGTGTGTGTCGTCGTTGCCCCTCCATCTGTAATAGCCTGTAAAGTGGAAGAAACGTCGTCCCACGCTATTCCAGTCCCGGAACTTCGAAGAAACTTTTTAGATAAATTTGCGACACTAACGAAAAACCTCAATTCACTAATAACTACTGCAGTTTGACCAGTACCACCCCTTGCTTTTACAACTAAGGCTAAATATGTATAAGCACTCGCTCCTGATATAGAAACTGTATGTCCACTACCACCATTATAAGTAGCGTGTACAGTAGATGACAATAGACTTGTCCAACTGGTATTATTAGTACTCCCCAATATTTCCCAAGAATCTGGTGCTTGATTATCATATGACGTTCTTCCCGTAATGTTAACTGATGTTGGTGCAATTCCAGTCGAAAGTTGAAGTTTTATCCATTCACCGGATACACCACCTAAACTTTTGCTTCCCGTATAGGCACCCGAAGTACTATCGTAAACATTCTCATCAGAATGCCAAAAAGTATTTTGCCCGGGGGTAGTTTTATCAAACGCTTTCCATATTTGACCATATTGATTACTACTTGCAGTCGTTGTGTACGTTATTCCCGCAATGGTTTCACCCGAATTAGCCGATGATGATAGTGCGGACGTTGGGTATTCGACAGTAGTAGCAGCTGGTGCATAAGGTGTGAGTTTAGTTAACGCAGTTCCAGATGCTGGACCTAATAACAATTCGTTTTCTGCTACTGTAGTTAAACCGGTACCACCCTTGGCAAGTAAAACTTGTGAACTCAAATTAGCGGGGTCGAGTACTGATATACCTGTCGTTACACCCGTACCTCCACGAGCAGTAGCAACTGTTCCAGTCGTAAGGTTAGTTGCGTTCAGTACCGATATACCTGTAGTTACACCCGTACCACCACGTGCAGTAGCAACCTGACCTGTATGACTAGCATGACCCAAATTTAAGTTTGTCATAGTCGGACCAGCACCACTGAAGCTGCCCCCCGAGAAGTTTTGGGCACTTATAGTACCGCTTGATGCATCTATTATAGTTCCCGTACCGGTTAAATTTAAATTATCAGCGGTTACTTTACCTGTCGTCGTGACGTTACCGGATAAAACGTTACCCCAAACGTTTGCCGTGATGTATCCATCCGCTGTTGTGTTTGTAGGTACAACGGTTTCACTTTCGGAATTACTTTCTGTAAAAGCGATTGTATATTCTTTACTCATGGTCTCACCCAGAAAACCTGCAAATACATTCGCGGTTGGTCTTGTCATATGCTGCCCCATATCTTTTGCGTCTACGGTGTTATTGTGTGCGACTGCAAATATTTTATCGGTAATGTAATGATCGGTTGTATGCTGCGCCGTAATATTACCTGCAACGGTTAAGTTTCCAGAAATCACCACGTTTGAACTAATAGATGTAATATGTGTAGATGGGTTATATCCAATTTTACTTTCCTCAAAAATACCAGAACTGTTCACGTATGGTATACTCGA